AGAAGAGAGTGGCGGTGGAATCCCTATCTAAAAAAAGACCCGCCTTCTTGATTCGGATTAAATCCATCTCTTCTGGGAGTCTATCTTGGCGTGAGAAGTTACATCGCTTACACGCAGCTACTAGGTTATCTGGCTCGTCTGTACCGCCCCTAGCTACTGGAATCACGTGGTCGCAAGTAGTGGCTTCTGCCGCGCACCAGAAGCATTCGTAACCGTCTCTCTGGAGTATCCGTAGCCTTAGCTTCTTCCACTGCGTAGAGTTGGACTTACGCTGACTGTGTAAGGTCATTAGTAAAAGTTCCTCTTCTGATGAAATGCCCATGCCTTGCAGCTTGTCTGATAACGAATCGTAATGTATTTAATCGAGGCGTCTATCTGGCGATAAGGATCTAAGTCTCTATAATGTTTAGATCTCATCTGGCCTAATCCGTAATGACTGCCATTCTTAGCTAAGTAATTCCATCTAGATTCTTTAGTTATTATCTTGTTGAAACACTGGAACTCTTTATAGTCCAAGATTCGACTATGAGAATAGAGCTTTAGATGATCTATAGAATAGCTCTTCGCTGTTGCTGTTGGAATGCTTGTTATTGAAGTGATAGCCGTTAGGACATAGAGCGCACCCATTAGCTGTATTCGCCTTAGCGAGCTAACCGCGATAGCGGCTCGCTTCAAGCGATAACAGCGTACCGACGATGTCAAGTTTAACAGTGTAACAAGCGTAGTCTTGGGCGTTGCGCACACCCTGTGCATAACTTCTGTGGATAACTTCATGGCTTACCGCCCCACCCATTACCCTTAAACACTACGCCGCCAAGCGAGTAAATCCGCTTCATCGGGATAGTGCAGTTCGGACAGTAAGGGTCTCTAGCTAGTACGTCCTCGATAGGTCGCTGAACTTCTAGCTCTTTACTACAGGATTCGCACCTGTATTCATAGACTGCCATCACTTGCTCCGATCATCGCTACCGTCATAGTAGAGCAGACGCAACACTGAATCGTCTTTACATTCTCTGGAAGATTATCCGTAATTACACGAATAAGCTGCTCCGTCTCCTTCTTGCACATTCGGCACTTATAGCGCAGCTTGTCCATAGTTAGATCCTTTCAAGTTCTCAATAGGCTGTAAGTTCTTCTGATCCACCCACCAAGTAGGCTGCTTAGAGTTCTTATACTTAGGCCGCTTGGCCATGGCTACGGGAATCCAGCCCGCTAGTCTGTAGCTGGGCGATGTGCCAGTGACCAAGATGGCGACGTCTGTGGATCTATCGCTTTCGTTAATGATGAGCTGACCATTCTCGTAACGTGTCCACTTGACTTCGATAAAGCTTCCCACGTCTGCCGTCTTCTTAAATTGAGAAGCTCTAGGGTCGAAGTTCAAGTAACCCAGATAGCGAGCGACCATAATCTCGGCCACGATAGATTCTGCTACTTGCGCGACGTAATCGTGGAATCCTAATCGTCGGTCGTAGCGGCTACTATGATCTGGCTGTCCGTCTATCTGGGCGATACGTTCCAGAGCTACAGTGTGAGCTAAGACCTTGTCCTCTATCGTGGCTTTAAGCTTCACCTACACCCACCGCAGAACCATAAGATCTTCTCGTTACCGAAGCCCTTCTGATAACCGAACTCGTCGAACTTGGCAATAGAAGCGCACTTGTCGCACTGCTCGACTTTATACTCGGCTATTAGTTCTCCGTTCTTCATAAGTTTACAGGTCATAAGACGCGGGTTAATTATCTCGATGTAGTCGCTCATACTTGCGGAGACCACTTTCCGCTAGACGTTAGGACGTACCAGAGCGGAGAACACTGTGTCGCCTTGGTCTTCTCGACGCAGAACCAGCCGCCCCATGCTTTACCCGTCTTAGCTTCTCCAGTCTTAAAGATTCTATGGCCATGGCTGCACTGAGGAGCTTCTGGAATTAACTCTCCGCCTAGCTGTTCTTTAATCTCATCTAGCGAAGTTCCCAGCGTAGGCATTCCCGCCTCTTCTGCTTCCTCGCGTGTCTTAAAGCTTGGCACGTCTCCGAACTTGGTAGTCCATGGATCGTAATCGTTAGCCGTTGAGTTAGCTACCTTCGCGCTAATCGTCTCGACCTTCTCCATGTCCTGCCGAGTCGGACGCTTGTCTGCTCCTAAGAGTAATCCGATAGCTCTACCGATGGCAGACGTAACAGTGTCCTCGACGAAGAACTTCTTCATGTTGACGTTATACGTAGCCACGTTACCGAATGCGTAATCTGTAGCCGATGGGTTAACGTCTTCGTATTCGCGGAAGATCTGGGCTTGGATTAAGACGAAGCCCTTCTCTGCATTGAAGTCGACGATGTTGGTCTGGACTCTAGCTGTAGGGTGTGTAAGCCATAGGCGCGCGATTCGAGCTGCGACGTCTTCGTAATTATCTAGGAAGCTCACTAGCGCACTTCCTTAACTGCGTGACGAGCAATAGCGCGACCGCGCTTAAAGCCTTCTCGCTGACCTTCTTTATAACCGACTGAATAGCTCATAAGCGCCCATAAAATGGCCGCTATAGCCATAATAAAGAACAGTCCGATCTCACTTGTTGTCATTACTTGCTCCCGATACTGGGAGCGACGTTCGCGCTCCCTATGTAAAGAGTGAAGCAAGAACGCGATTAGGTCAAGATTCCCGCGTAGTTGTCGGCGTGTCGATTGGTGTTTTTGGCTTGGACTTTAATCCATTACCCGCAAGAACTCCGCCCAGTGATCCAGTTAAGAAGATGGCTAACGTCTTTAATAAGTCTATGAATGCCGCGTCGTTAGGAGCTTGATTACCTATCGGCTGAGTCACGAAGATAAGCGCGTAAGTGATTCCAAGGGTAACGATTAAGAAGACAGCGGCTAAGGTAGATCCGATTATGAGAATAAGAGTCGCGTGGACGTCTTCTGGGCTACGGCGTCGGGCTGGGCTGTGGAGCTTCTTCTCCAAGGACGTCGCTAGTGCATGTTCCAGTAGGGATACACTGCGGCTTCTGGCATTCTGGCTTCGACCAGTTCTTATATTCTTGGCATTCATAGCGAGTCCAGCCCTGATAACCGCACGCGGTAAGACTGACCGAAAGGACTAAGGCCAGACCTACCGCGATAGGTTTCCGAGTCACTTCCCCTGTAACCCGAATGCTAGATCTTTAGGGTTAAGCCAGCGTAGAACGACAGGTAGAACAGCGGCTGCGCCAGCTGTAAGAATCGCTTTAGGATCTGTCACTCCCGCCATGTAAACAGCTATCGACGCAGCTAAGAAGCTACGCGCCCAGCTTGCCGCTAATGCTTTTAAGTTTTCCATTCTTCTTCTCCTTGATCTTCGGCTTCGTTGCCGATTGAGTCGGTACTTCGACGACTGGATAGTCGCCAGCGTAAGCCACGAACTTAGGACGTCCGAACCCTACGACTTCTTTACCGCTCCCGAATGCCCGCTCTTTAATCATTACCATTCCGCCGTTGCGTTGATCGCCGCTTCCGCTCGTGTTGCCTTCGATAGTAATAACAGTCTTCGACTTAACTCCGACGACTATTCCGATGTGGCTAATACGGTCGACGCCATCGTGTGGGAAGTCCATAAACGCGAGATCGCCGATCTTCGGCTCTGTCTCTACCCATCGGCTTACTTCTTTAAGCTTATGCGCTCCCGCAGCTGTTGAGACCATCGACGGAAGCTTTACGCCCGCTTCATGGAATACCCAGTTACAGAACGATCCGCACCATGGAAGACCATCGGCCTTAGTAAACTTTCCGTACTTTGTAAGGTTATCGCCTTCTTCGACTGTACCGACTTCGGCCAGCGCGACTTCTACGACTGCCGCAGCTGTTCCTATTGGATAGGTCATGACAGAAGTAGCTTCGCTTCTTCGGCTGTAATACCCAGCTTAGTAAGAAGAGCCGCTTTATCTTGATCTGCTTTAGCTTGGGCTTCCGCTTTAGCTTGCGCTTCTGCTTTATCGGATTCCCACTGGGCTAATTCTGCCGCGTTCATTTCGCGTTCAATTTCTTCGCCAGTTTCAGCATTGACTAATTTAATAATTGGATTTGGCATTATTTCACTCCATAAATCTTTAGTGTTCCGCCTGAGATGTTACCTGATGACATAAATACTGTGACTGATGTGATAGCCGCTGCATTATTGTAAGTAAATGAACCGCCTTGCGTGTGCGTTAAATTGTAATTGAAAGACATAGTGCCAGGCACGGAGTTAATGTTGTTGTAATCCGAAATTAGCATATATCCGCTTGTTGAATTGCCCGAACTATTTCTAACTTTGGAAACTTCAATAAATCCGACAGTATTGCCAGAACGCACACCTGAATCTTGTGTGTTATAGAATTGATAAGCATATTTATTTCCAGTATCTGCATTAAATCTTGTCTGTATAAATACAGCATCCGTGGCAGAATAAACATTCTCGAAAACCAATTTAAGGTCATTATAGGAAGTGCTAATTGAACTGACTGTTACACTTGCGCCTGTTAATGCGGTTGTGCTAAGTAAAGTCATACCACCGCTTGAAGATGTGGCCCACGCTAAACCAGTCGCAGCTGTTGAATCGGCTGTAAGTACCTGACCATTCGTTCCCACTGCTAATCTTGCTGGAGTGTCCGCAGCTGTAGCTCCGATAAGATCGCCCTTGGCGTCTACGATGGTGTTCTGAATCGCGTTAGCGTCGTCGGACGTTACCCATGTAAAATCCATGTTCGTGTTCGAGTTCTTGGATAAGACTTGGCCAGAAGTACCGCCAAGAAGATCACCCATCGACGTGTCGATAGCGTTGCCCAGCGTACGAATCGCCGCCGCTCCGTCTTTTACGAGATCGGTGTCGTCTGGCTCTTCCCAGCCGAAGAGAGGACTTGTTGCCATTTCTGCTCCTTTAAGCGACTACTGTCGCACTATTCCAGTCAAGTGTAAGGGATAAAGTATTCCAAGTTTCGGCGACACTTACATTCTCCCACTTCATCGACTGCAAGCTAAAAGCCGTCGGACTTAGGTTAAGAGTTAAGTCCAGTCTGTTATAGCCAGCCGAGAACGTCCAGCCTTCGACGAATCCTTGGAATCGTCCTAGAAGAATGTTCGGTGGAAGATTATTAATGTCTATCGGAAGCCCCATAGACACGTTAAGAAGTGCGTCGCGATCCGAGTCGTCGATGTTATTATTACCCAGAGTAAAAGTTATAGCTTGGAATTGAGCTTGCGGGTAGGCTCGAAGTCCTAAATAGAAGTCGGCTTGGGATTCTGCGTCTACTGTGTTCTCGATACTCGTCGAGATAAGTTGGGCCTGTTGGCCATAAGTTCCGATGGAAGCTGTATCTAAAGCGGAAGCTTCTTGGCCGTTCTTATACTGAATAGTTACGTTATTGCGCACGTCTGCGATTCTCTTAATCGTTGAGATTCCCGCAGCGAAAGCCGTAGAAGCTGAGATCTCTGTATAACCGTTAGCGGCTAAATACTGGGAGCGATGTGTAGCGTCTGCGTAGCTAATTCGACCGCTGGAATCTTCATAGATGTAGCCGAGTCCAGAAGTAGCTAAGGCACTAACTAACGAATAAACGTCTGTCGTAGAAGCTGAACGAGCTGTAAGTTCGTAATCACCTGGCTGATCTATCTCTCCCAGTCCTACGTTCTCCGCTGCAGCCCATGTCTGGGCCGCGTCATAATTAGCCCACGTTACAGCGGGAGCTACTTCGTTCCAGTTATTGAGAAGCAAGTCCGAGAGAATGGTGTAAATCTGATCGCCGTCGAAGTCTTTAGCTAAGACGCCTTCTGTAAGGCTTACTGGAAGCTTAGATAAAGCTCCCAGAGCTGTAACTCGGATAACTTGATTCGATTCCGTTCCACTACTATTTAGAACTTGAACCTGAATGTCTGTGACGTCTCCGCCGAATAGATTAACGAATGTTCCTGTAGAATCCTTAATCTTTATTAACACGTTATCGTTAACGTCGATTACTATAGGAGATTCGTCTAGGTTAAGAATCTCAATAAAGCAGTAGCCAGCGCGTGGCTGAGAATAGATGTCTGTTCGGCCAGAAGTAATCGAGACAGTAGCTAGGGTTAGATTCGTGTAATTAGTGCCACCGTTAACCGTTACCTGCCATTCGGGAATCCAGACAGTCACTAGACAGCCACTAACGCGTTATAACCGCCGCCGCCTCTAGCTGCCGAGCGATTGAGTACGTCGACGACTGCTCTAGCTGCGCCTTCTGGATCTCCGACTATGCCCATGTTCACAGTTACGTTAGCTCGATCGGCTGCATTCGCTTCGCGTTGCGCGCGGAGTCTGGCCGTCTCTGCCTTTAATTCTTCACGTCGTAAGATTGCGGCTTGCATGGCTGGAGAATAAGCAGACAGCGGCGCACCTGTAAAAGTAGGCGAATCGGCCGATGGAGCGAATGTCCCGCCGCTACCGCCGAAGCTGCCGCTAGTGTCGACACTTACTCCGCCGCCAGTATCTCCGAAGTCTACGGAAGCTTTCAAGCTCTTATCGTTGCCGCCGCCTAAGAAGTTAGTAATCGGATTATTCTTAATAAAATCGATTATCTTTTTAACTCCGTTATAAGTAGAAGTCAAGAAGCCGACGAACTTAGAGAACGCTGTAACAAGTCCGCCAATAATTAGGCCTATTCCTTCAAGTGCAAGCTTAAACGCTCCGCCAAGAATGGGAGCTAGATTGTCTTTAATGAAAGTCCAGATAACCTTAAAGAGTGCAAGAAGCGGAGCGAGTTCGTCTGAGTTAGCAGAGACCGCGTTCTTAATTGTAGTAAACGCAGCTCCTAGACCTTTAAGAGCTGGGCCGAAGATTGCGCCTAAAGCTGGGATTAACTCGTTCGCGAAGAAGTTAAAAAAGGATTTAACGATAGGAAGAAGATCATCGCGGACGACCTTAAAAATAGCCGTAAACGCTGGCCCTAGCGTTACGGATAATCCAGAAGCTAAGTTCTGAATAGCTGGGATTCCCTTATCGACGAAGCTAGAGATTAAGGGAGTAATCGCGTCGAGAACGTAAGAACCTACAGTCTCTTTCGCTTCATCGAATGCAACAGTAAGACGGGCCATCTTGCCTTGGAACGTGTCGGCTTGTTTAGAAGCTTGTCCCTCGAAAGTCTTAGCCAGCGAAGCCGTAATCTGCTCCATCGACATAGTCTTTAATTGAGCAGAAGATAGTCCTACGCCTAACTTGCCGAGAGCTGCCGTATTACCTTCGGCGGCCTTGGCCATGGCGTTCGTGACTGCTTCCAGCGACTTCCCACTTCCAGCGGCGACATCTATCGCGACAGCTTGAAGCTTCTGGGCCGCGCTTACGTCTTTCGTAGCTCGAAGTAAACGATCTAGCGATGGACGAAGATCGTCGTCTGTAAGACCTGTAAGAAGAGACGTCTTAGTTATCTGTTCTTCGACAGCTTTTATCTGGGCGTCTGTTGCGCCTGTTACGTTCTGTAATGTCGTCGCGAGTTTAGCCTGAGCTGCTTCGTCTGCGATGGCTGACTTAACGCCATCGATGAGAAGCTTTCCAGCATAGGCCGCGGCTGCCACTGTTGCAGCTGCGAAAGCTGCGGCGGCTACCTTTCCGAACTTGCCTATTTTGCTAGAGAAGCCTTCGACTTCATTCTGCGCGCCTTTAACGCCCTTCTTTAATTCGTCGAAGTCGGCGTCGAAAGTTATCTTTACTTTAGGAATGCCAGCCATTAGTCCAGACCCACTTTCTTAATTACGCCCTGAATAAGATCTATGTATTCTTTCGCCACTATAGGCGTGTAATAGTCAACAGCTGGAGCTATCCAGTAGCCGCGCTTATTGCGCG